TGTCGCCCTCTTGGTGGGTCTGGAACTTCGGCGAGAAGCGCGCGCCGACGCAGGCGCTGATCACCGATCTGCCCTCCTATCCGACTGGGGAGATCCTCATCGAGATCACCGGCACTGCTCAGTTGGCTGTGGGCGTGATCCTGCTCGGCACTGTCCGCCGCTTTGCCTTGGGCGTCAAAGCCGGCGCTCGCGTGGGCATCCAGGACTACTCGCGGAAAGAGCGCACGGAGTTTGGCGACACGGTGCTTGTGGAGCGCGCTTTCGCGAAGAGGGCGTCGCTGCAGCTGCTGCTCACGGCGTCCGAAGTTGACGCGCTCAACGACTTCATGGCCGAAGTGCGCGCAACAGCGTGCCTTTGGATCGGCTCCAGCCGCTACGAATCGACCACGGTCTATGGGTTCTACAAGAGCTTCGAGATCGCAATTACCTACTACGACTACTCCGACTGCGAGTTGGAGCTTGAGGGCCTGACATGACCGACATCATTGCGCCGCCGACCATCTCGGCATTCCCGCCCGCGCCGCAGCCGACGGACACGCCCACGGAGTTCGACGCCAAAGCATTTGCGAAGGTGAATGCGGACGTGGTTTTCGTGCCGCAGGCCAATGCGCTGGCGGCCAATGTCTACAACAACGCTACAGCGACGTTTGAGCGATCGGTGATCGCACAGGCAGCGGCCACCACTGCGACCACTCAGGCCGACGCCGCCATGGGCTATCGCAACCAGGCTGGCGCGTCCGCTTCAGCTGCGGCGGTGAGTGCCACGACTGCAGGAACGCATGCCAGTACTGCCGCCGCGGCCCTAGCGTCCATGCAGGTCATGTACCTGGGCAGCAAGGCCGTCAACTCGCACCCCACGACCGACAACATGGGTAACCCCCTGCAGTCCGGCGCTCTCTACACCAACGTCGGGACCAATGCCGCGCTCAACAAACGTGGCTGGTGGTGGGATGGAGCGGCCTGGCAGCTCGCCTGGGGCGACATCACGGGCGTCTATATGCCGACCACGGGCGGCACGTTCACAGGGCACATCACTGTCCCGGCCAACGCGACCGGCAACCAGGCGCCGCGTGCAAATGAAGTCACGCCCCGCGCCACTGCCACGTTCACGAATACCGCTCTCATGGCTGACGCTCCTTTGGGTGTCTGGGTGGGGTATGAGACGGGGGCTGGCGATGGCGCGGACTGGCCGCCATCGGGTGGATCGACCTTCTCCTGGTGGAACGTGATCACCTTCGGCGTCGCTGGTCGCAAGTCCCAGATGGCAATGCAGGCACTCGGCATCAGCCCTGTCAAAGGGGCGGTTTGGGTGCGCGGTCAGCAGGACTCGACCTGGTCGCCGTGGCAGCGCCTGCTGGGAGACCAGACGACGATCGAGCGCGTTGTGACTGCTGTGCAGTCCGGCTCGTCGTACGCGCCAGACCCTGCAAGCGGCACCGTGCATCAGCTGACGGTCAACGCTGCGTGCACGATCAGTCCTGTGATGCCTCGCCTGGGCGACCAGTTCACGATCAAGGCGCAGTTTTCTGGCGGTGCGTGGCCCCTGACCTTCGCCGCGAATGTGCGGCCGCCCACTGGCAGCGCGCCCACGTACACGGCGGCACAGATACTAACTCTGGTCTTCGAGTGCTCGCGAGCGGGCATCTGGGACCTGAGCTATGGCCCGGTGCGCGCTGTATGACGGCCCGACGCATGCTGCTGACGACAGCTCGCACTGCGCGCATCGTCATCTCCGCGAGCGTTCGGTCCCCCGACATCCGCGCTCTGGCCCTGGCCGCTGGATGGGACGGTGCTGGGCAGATCGAGTGCGTGATCAATGCTGGCGTTGATGTCGCAGCCTTGAGCATTACGACACTGCCGCACGACGTGCTGCACGTCATAAACAATGGCCGGATAGGGGGCGTCGTCAACGGCGGCACTGGTCTCTATACCCGCAGCCGCATGAGGCTCACAAATGCCGGCACGATTTTCGGAGGTGGCGGTCGCGGCGGCGAAGGGGGCCGCTCATGGGTCAAGTACAGGTTTGATGATGAGATTTTCTGGACCACGCCTGGGCAGGGCGGTTCTGGCGCCGGATTCTCGGCCTCTGGGCCTGTGGTCTTCGCGGATCAGCAGGGCGGCGACTACGGATCATATTGGGAGTACAGCGGAGCGGTTGCCGGGGGAGAAACCGCCCCATGGGCGCGAGGCGGAACAGGTGGGACAGGCGGCGGCATTGGTGCCCAGGGCCTATCCGGCCAGGCAGCTACGTACGGAGGCTCATACCAAGACGTCGGCATTGGCGCCCCGTATCCCGGAGCGCTTGCCGGCTACTACGTTGACGGCAACTCCTTCATCACTTGGTTGGTAACTGGCACTCGCCTTGGCCGCGTCACTTGAGGATCAAAAACATGTACATCCACATCGAAACGTCAGAGTACCCGCTGTCGATCCTGGACATCCAGGGCCGGCACCCCGACACAATTTTCGGCACGCCATTTATCCCGCCTGAGGGCTATGCGCTCGTCGAGCCCGCCGACACTCCGGCCTACGACGCTGACACGCAAAAGCCCGTCGAAATCGAGCCTGTCGAGATCGATGGCGTGTGGCGACAGCAGTGGGACATTGTGTCGTTGTCTTTCGAGGAGCTGCAAGCCGTGGCCGCAGCCAAGGCCAAAGCCGAGCAGGAAGCTCGGGACGCAGCGCGCGTGCGAGTCACCAAGCGCCAGGCTCTGCTCGCCCTGTACGACCTCAAGAGCATCCGCGAGTACGCCATCCTGGCGGCGATCAACTCCATCGAGGACGAGCATGCCCGTTACCGCACATTGGTGGACTGGCAGGGCGCCGCAACGATTGAGAACGACAGCCCGACTGTGTTGCTGCTAGCCGGCGCGCTCAACATCACGGCCGATCTGCCAACGCTGTTCGATTACGCCGCGGCCCTATAGGCCGAACCAACACCCAGCACCACCCGCTTCGGCGGGTTTTTTCATGCCCAACGAGGAGGGGCAATACATGAGCAATGAGAGCCGAGTGCAAGCAGCAATTGAGGCCGCGAAGGCCGCGCCGGCAGTCGCAGGCGCCGCGGCATCCACGCTGACGCTGAATGAGTGGGTGGCCATTGCCACTGGGATCTACATCGCCATCCAGGGCCTGTATCTACTGCGCAAATGGTGGCGCGAGGAGAGACAGAAGGGTGGATGGCTGGCAGATGCAGGCGAGACGGACATGGGGGCGCTATGAGCAACAAGGCAAAACTGATCGCCGCCATCGGCGCCGCCGCTGCGGCACTGGCTGTACCTCTGGTCGCCAAGTACGAGGGAACGGTGCAGGCCACGTACCGTGATCCCATCGGCTTCATCACCGCGTGCACTGGGCACACAGGCCCAGAGCTGGCTATGGGCCAGACGTTCACGCGCGAGCAGTGCGAAGACCTGCTCTACAAGGATCTGCTCAAGCACACGGCGGCGCTGGAGTGCGTGCGGCAGCCCATGACGGAAGGCCAGAAGGCCGCATTCCTGAGCTTCGCATTCAACGTGGGCAACGGCGCGTTTTGCTCCAGCACGCTGGCGCGCAAGGCCAATGCGGGCGACATGCCGGGCGCCTGTGCGGAACTGAGTCGCTGGACCTGGGCAGGGGGCAAGCAGCTGCCAGGGCTGGTCAACCGGCGCGCGGCTGAGCGGCAGTTGTGCGAGCGGGGGCTGTCGTGATCGCCGCGCTCTACACCCACTTGGCAGCCGCCGCCGTGGCCGCCGCGCTGGCGTGGCAGTTCCAGGGTGCGCGCCTGGGCGCCGAGTTGGCCGAGGCCAAGCTGGAAGCCACCACCCAGCAGCTGGCCACCAGCACGGCCCAGCGCGCGGCCGACGCCCGCGTGCGCAGAGCTGAGCAGGCCATGAACACGAAATACCAAGGAGCCCTCAATGCCGCACGTGACCGCGAGGCGCTGCTGCGCCGTGATCGTGACCAGCTGCTCTCTGTGGCTGACGGCCTGCGCGAGCAATCCGCAGATGCCGCCCGCCGGCTTGCCAGCGCTCCCCCCGCCGCCATCCTTGAGTACGCCACTGCCCTCGGAGTCGTATTTGAAGACTGCCGCGCAGCGTATGGGGACATGGCAGCAAAAGCTGCAGGGCACGCAGCTGATGTCCAAACCCTCGGTGCCGCCTGGCCCGTGATTACGACTGGATGGGGGGAAATTCCCATTGATTAGCTTGGAGCTCTGACATTACGGGTGCTATTCAGTCAATTGACCACAGGTGCATAGCGTCATTCTATTTATTCGACATACCAGTTCATTGTGTATCGTCGGGTGGTCTGTGACAAAATCGCACCATTGTTGATCTGGACATCAGTTTGACCATACTGCCCATTCGTATTGGCGGCAAAATTTGCGGATTTTGGAGGTGCAAGAACAACTCCAAATTGCGGCCCTTGGTTTAGGTCAACAAGGAGATCCACATTCCCTAGGCAAACGACAGCTTGCGTTGCGTCATCGCGAACGGATACTTGTGCGCAGGGTGCATTCCAATATTGTATTCCTGGGTTTTCAACAACCACTTTGACCGATGCACCATTTTTTGCAGCTGCCCGCAACGCCTGCAGTGAACCTATTGTGGCATTGCCATTCCCGTCATGGGCATAAACAATATTCCAGGCATGCGAAGTTCCGGCGCACATCGTGATAGCGATGGTAACAATTATTTTTTCGAAATTCAATTTAAATTCTCCAATAAAAGGAGTTCAATCTTATTCGTATATCTATAGATTGATCAAATAAAATGGGTAGAAAAAGTTGTTCAGTTTACGGGTTACGCTGATGGGCGCCTTTTGCTGGACGATGGGCGTCTTCAGTGGGAAGTATCTTTGAGACCTCAGACCGACCAAGACAGCCCATGATGCTCACCGAATCGCTGAAACACCACGCCGACCACCTGGCCGATATCGACAGGCGCGAGGGTCACGAGGTGCGGCTGCTGGGCGCGCTGATGGCGTGCGTAAAGCCGAAAAATTCGTAGGTCCAAATTCTGAGATTAGCTCCAGTATTTAGTCAACGAACCAGAGCATTGGATATGTATTCATCGAATTATTCAGAATGCTTCCATCCCCTATTTTTACATCTGCTTGTGCGTATTGTCCCAATGTGTTTATTGTGAAGTGAGCGGTCTGCGCTGGAGTTATTATGTTGGAGAATTGAGCGCCAATATATGTATTAACAATAAGGGGCCACATTCCGATGCAAACTACGGCTTGAGACGCATCATTTCTAACTGAGACGTTTGTACAGTTTACTGACCAATTATGTACGGTAGGACGTTGTATTATTACCTTTACGGATGCGCCATTATTAATTGCATTTCTAAGAGTTTGTATAGAGCCTGATGTTGCCGCGCCACTGGCATCATGTGCATATACAAGAGTCCATGCATTTGATGCGCCTGCACTGAGAGTCAAAGTTGCAACAGCGAGAACTTTTTTGATCATCATGTGTGTTTCCATGTGTAAAGGAGACAGCATTGTAGGCATGCAACGTTGCTCTATCAGCCCTCCGGACAGATCTCCATGGCCCAGTCCAGCGCCTCGTCGGCCGAGTCGTGCGGGCCCTGGAACGCGCGGATACCGCGCTCGTCATCCCAGAGGGCGCCGGCCCAGCGATGCGCAGCAGGGAAGGGTAGGCGGCCGGTCTCACGTACCATGTACCATGAGCTTCGATCAGATCGCAATTGCCCTACTGGGCGCCCTGGCGGCCTGGCGCTCCCTGGTCAGGGGGAGAGCTCGCGCAAGTGGGCGCCAGTGTTCGGCATGCTGGGCCAGCCGTTCTGGTTCTATGCCAGCGGGCAGGCCGAGCAGTGGGGGCATCTTCGCTGTGTGGATCATCTATGCCGGCGCGTGGGCGTGTGGGCTCGGGGTCTTTGGGTCTACTGGATCTCGCCGCGCCGCGAGCGTGGCACGGGCTCCATCCAACTGGTGCCAGGCCGTAAGCCATGATCCTCACACTGCACATAGACAAGGAAGAGCCCGGCTTCTACACGGCCCGCGTGCTCGATGGACGGGCTGAGGTCGCAGAGTTTCAGGCGGCCACCATCTCCGGCGCCATCCGCGACTGCGCTGTCGGCACACTGCCATGCCTCGATGGCTTCCACATCTGGTACGGCCATGTTTCCCTCGGCACGACTTCCATCAATGCCATGCGCCACGACGCTGAGATGCTGGCGCAGCGGCTAGTCAGTCTGCATTCTCAGTTCGATGATTAGGCATGCTCCCTTTAGCCCCGCCCCAAGGGCTGTGAGTGCGGGAATAAGTCCCTGGAGGGCGCATCTGTGCTGGCGCTAATTTCAGTGAATATTCCCGAAAAATCACGTAACCTGTTGATTTATATTGTTGGTAAGCCTGACTTTTAATCCGTTGGTCGCGAGTTCGAATCTCGCAGGACCCACCAATTAAACACCAATGAAATCAAGCCCTTACGCCACAAGCGTAGGGGCTTTTTTCTTGTCGTCGGGGGTCTGCTCTGACCAAAACATGACCGCGTTTGCGTACTGGGCCAGATGCTCCGGCGCCAGGTGGGCATATTTCTTCACCATCTCCAGCGTCTTCCAGCCTCCCAGCTCCTTCAGCACGAACAAGGGCGTGCCCGATTGGACATGCCAGCTCGCCCAGGTGTGCCGCAAGTCATGGAGGCGGAAATTTTCGACACCGGCAGCGGCGAAGGCTCGGGCAAGAATTCGCGCATCGACCTGCTTCACAGGTGCCCCGGTAGGCCGCGTGAAGACATTGACGCCTTTGGGGCGCGCGTTCAGCACGTCGAGCGCTTCGCTGTTGAGCGGAACCACTCGCGCGGAACCCGATTTGGAAGCATCGGCGCTGACCCACGCCGTCGAGCGCTTGAGGTCCACCTTGTCCCAGGTCAGGGTGAGGATCTCTGCGCTTCGCATGCCCGTGGCAAGGGCGAAGCGGCAGATGTCCCGCATCCAGTTCTGAGACAAGGCCGTGATGAAGGCGCGGGCCTGCTGGCGGGTCAGGAACCGAATGCGAACTGCCGGTTCCCGGTAGTTGCTGAGAATGGGCGCGCGACCGAGCCACTGCATCTTCTCGCACATGTTGAGCAGGGTCCGCAGGGTGGCGATGTACCGATTCTTGGTGCTCTGCGACGTGGGCCGCTGCACTGTGGAGCCGTGGCGCACGAAGTGCGTGGGCAGGTTGTCAAGGATGACGTCGCTTGTTAAAGAGCTGATGGGCCTGCCGCCGAAGACGGTGCGCCAATACGCGACGTGCCGAACCTTGGTGTCGTAGTCGCTCTGTCCAGCAGAGGCGCGGAGGAATTGAACGGCAGCTTCCTCGAAAAGCCGCTGTGGATGCTCTCCCAGCTTGTCCTGCCGCCACATCTCCGCTTTCAGGCGGTCGTGGTATTCCTGAGCTGCCTTGCGCTCGGTCGTTTTAGAAGATCGTCTAACTCTTTCGCCGCTTGGCGTGCGTAGATCGATCCACCAGATTCCGGAAGTTTGATCTTTGCGGATGGGCATTCACTATCCTGGTTCCGCAACGATAGCCGGGTGACATTGTTGCGAGGTTTGTTGAGGGCGGCAAGGGCAGATGGCCAGATGCGCCATATGCGCGATCCGGGTAGGCGAAAGGCGATCTCGTGCCGCCTTTCGAAAACGGTTCCGTATGAAACCTGCAGCCGCTCGGCGGCCTGTTTGAGGGTGAGCGCGGTTTCACTCATGGGGCGTGCTGCGGTTTGGCAATGCAAACGCCCCGCTCGATGGCGGGGCGTGGTTGATGGGATGGTGGCTCAGTGGGGCAGGTCCGGGGCCTGGTGTCCCTGCAGCTGGATCTCTTGCAGCACGCTGGTGTGTTCGTCCGCAAAGGCCTGCCAAGCTGCCGCAGGAATGGTGATCTCCTGGCCCTCATGCTCCGGCAGACTGGCGGCGTCTTTCACGCTCTGGATTGCAACCATGGCGCGGGAGAGCAAGCCGGCGGCGTAGATAGTTCCGGCCAGGTGGAACGCTTCCTCGACGTTCGACCTGCTCATGTCGCGGCTGCCTCGTGTCGGCGGCCGTCGAAATGGGACGAGGGCATGGTTTCGAGCTGCGTCTGCAGCAACTTCCTGTTGAGGTGGTCGCTGATCGCCAGAATGACCATGGGATTGGGGATTGCGCTGGGGCTGATCGTGCGGTTGATCTCTGTGACCGCCGAGAAGACGTGGCCGCAATAGAAGTTTTTGCACACGAAGATTGTTTCGCGGCTGGTGTTGGTGAGCTGCATGCTGGTGCGGGTGTAGGCCAGCTGTTCGCAGTGGGGGCACATCATGCGCATGTGGCTTGCTCCTTCACATTTTCGGTGGCAGTGAGGCTTAGGGCGACCTTGGTCAGTTCCAGGGCCATCTCGTCCATGGCCTGGCCGCCCAGCTGCAGCTCGGGATGCACGGCCAGGTATTCCCGGAAAGCGCTCGCAGCAGCACCAGGTGCTGCGGCTTGCTGGCTGGGCTCGGCGCGCAGGCGCTCGGCCAGCGCATCCAGCTGTTCGAAGGTGAAGGCCATGCCGCGAATCGCGCGCATTGGGCCGGGCGTGTGGAAGGTGGCGCCGCACTGCTGTGCCAGCAGCACCAGGGGTGTGTTGATCATCGTCATTGGAAGCTCCAGGTCAGGTAGGGATAGGTTCGACGCGGCGCGCGGGGGCGGGGTAGTACAGATGCCCACCGACGCGGCTGGGCAGCGTGAATGCATAGAAGCGGGTGGCCGGCAAGCCTGGGTGGGGCTTGAGTTCGGTGCCCTGGTAGCAGTTGAATGGAGGCGTGTAGGACTTTTGAGGTGCGGTCTTGGGCATGTGGATGCGGAAACGAAGCGGCCCGCACTGGGCGGGCCGGGGTAGGGTGTGGCAGGTAGAACAGCCTGCAGGGATGTGGCGGGCAGAGGTTGTGCGCCGTTGGTGAGTTGCTGGCGGCCGGCAATTGCGGCGTCGTGGACGGGGCCTCAAGGAAGTCATCCCTTTCTCAGTGGGTGACGTTTTATTCAAGACGAAAAAAAGCCCGCAATGTGCGGGCTTTAATGAATTTTCTGGTAAATAAAATCAGCGTCTGAAGTCGGTAATTGATACTATCCTTGCGGATTCTCCGCTAGCCGTCTTATGTGTAGATTGTGCGGCCGCTTTGTCATGCCTTAACTTTGCAAGCTCCACAACCTGTGGTGGACTGGAAAAATAGCCTTCTCGCAAACCGCAAAGTTGCTCGACATCGCGTTCAGATAGACCCGAATATCTCGGCAGAGCTTCTGCTGATATAACACCAGAGTTTATCAAAAGCTCGACTGCGCGGCGTAAAAGGCGTGGTCTTTCAGGTTCCCATTTTTCATCAAATGGTTCGGCCTTGGCTCCCCATCGCGCAGAGCGTCGCTTAAATAAATTGTGCTTCTCTTCGTTGCTTAGCATGCCTATATAGTAAAGGCGCATTAGCATTGCGCCCACGGAGGCGCCCCAGCGTTGTTTCAATATTAGAAGATTGTCAAGATTAACAGGGAGTCGGACATCGTCTGCAAAAGTTTCTGCTGGAAGTAATAGGGCTCCTGCGAAGCGATGAGCCTGTTTTTCCATTAAATTATATCGATCTCGGTCATTTTCATGCTGAATGTGCTTGTGCAGTATCAGGTGGCCGATTTCATGTGCTAGATCGAATCGGCTGCGAAAACCATTTGCTTTGTCAGCAGATAGATAGACAATTGGGCGTCCAAGGATTTGACTCCAGCAAGAAAGCCCTTCTATAGCTGCAACATCAATTTCCTCGCGTATTACTAGAATGCCAGCGCCTTCCGCTGCTAAAACTAGATCTTGAATTGGTGTGCGTCCCAGCTGCCAACGTTGCCGGCACTCTTCAGCTGCGGCTTCGATGTCTTCATCACGAATTTCTTCTGGAGCCGAAAATTCTCTTTCTGGAATATTCAGCTGGGGATAGTCTAAATATTCAGAAAAGAGAGAGGCAATGTCTTGCGCCCATTCTGTTCGCATCTCCAATTTTGCTCGTGCAGCCTTTAAGGCTACTGCATCACTGCGATACAAAGGAGGTGTGACGCGAGGTAGTGTAGGACGCGTAAGCCATTCGGCTTCGACGTTTAGGGTAATAGCAAGACGATCAAACGTGTCTGGCTCAGGAAATTGGTCACCTTTACACCATTTTGTGACAGTAGGTGCAGATACGCCAACTAAGCTGGCTAGCTGGCTTTTAGTTAGGCCACGAGCAACCAACGCCTGTTCAAGACGTGCTGGCTGAAGATCGTTAATTCCCTTGGTCATTTCCTGTTTGTTTCTTGGGCTGTGCCTTAAGTGTGGGCACCGCGTTGTCTGGCTGGACGACGCTTGCTGGCAGGTCGTACAACGCAAGAAGTTCTTTAAGGGGTTTGCGGTAAAGCCAAGATTCCATGTTCGGTGCTGGTATCGCAATCATGACCTGAGTCAACTGTGCAATTTCGGCCCCAGCATTCCACCCGTCCATAACGCCGAGTACGAAAATCGTACCCTCGGTGATAGGCTTGGCACCCTCAAACATATCTCCCTGCACAAAAGTTCGTTCAATTTCAGTGTTTACTTGCGCGAGTATTTGACGAGTCTTGCTGGTTTTGAGTCGCACCCACTTATGCCCGGGTACATTGAGTCGTGCAATATTGAATTTCCCGATCCGGCCTGTGACGAGCCTGGAGCCGCAGAGAGGAGTAGGGCTTGCACCATGAGCAGCCAGTGCGTCGCGAAAAGCCTCATTCACAAAGAAGTGTCTGTTGTGTCCAGCGCCAGAGGTGCGGTGTCCCTTGTCGAACAGGTTCGCGTGTTGGATGCACTTCTGGTCACCGGATCGATAGGCATCATCAAGCGCCATGAGGGCGTCACGAGGAATGTTCTGGATGATCAGCTGCTCCAGCTCTTGGGGGTCTCGGGGCGGCGGGTTAGTCATTGCTCATACTCACTTGTCGGGTTTGTATGGCGAGAATTTTAGTCAAAAAACTTTCGTGTGAGAGTCCTTTCGGTGTTTTTTCTATAATACTGTATAAAAATACAGTGGTCAAGACCGAGGCAGCAAATTTCTTGACGATCAGCTTTTTTGCCTCGGGCGAAGCTGACTCTTTAGACGAGGAAGGTCGAGCGATCCTTGCCCACGATCCAGTTCGGCGGCTTGCCCCGGCCGGTCCAGGTCGCGCCAGTCTCGGGGTCACGGAACTTGGGCGCGCCCACCGAGCCCTTCGCCTTGGAGCCGGAGGCGGGGAACACGTCCTGCTCGGTCAGTTGGTACTGCTGAATCAAGGCGCGGGCCTCTGCCACCGCTCCAGCCTTCTCCGTCTTCATCACTTCCGCGATGCGTGCATCCAGCTCGGCCTTTTGCTGCAGCAGGGTCTTGTAGTCGTTCATCTTGTTTTCTCCGGTTGATTAGGAAAGTTGAAGCCCACCAGGGTGAGCATTGTTGAGAAGCATTTATCAATTAGCAAATGCGGCCGCCAAGAGGAAGGCGCCCGCAAAGCTCATGGCGCCGGCCAGAAGACTGATGCCGGCCAGTGCAAGGAACACACTGCGCAGGCTCATGGCTGGGCCTGGTAGCTATCGCGCACGTCGGTGATGTGGGCGATGAGCCCATTGCAGAAGTCCGCGAAGCTGGCGACAGGCATGTGCACAGCGCCCCGGTCCTTGACGGTTGGCACGCCCACCGCGTTGGCTGTTGTGGCGCTGATCTCGAAGATGCCCAGGCGCGCATTGATCTGGCCCAGCTTCAACGTCTGGCCGCTGGCCACCAGCTCCTGCAGCTGCTGCTGGTCCAGCGGTGCCGGCTGGGGTGCGGCCGGTGGTTCGGGCTGCGGCGCAGGGATGGGCGGAACCTCCACCTCGACATGCAGATCAGGCTGCGTGGCCAGGTCGAAGCCGATCAGCTCGGGCTGCGGCGGTGCCACTTCGCGGGCGGCAGGCGCTGGCTCCGGGTGCGTGGCCGCGAATTCCGCAATGCATTGCGCGTAGTACGCCCGGGCCAGTTCCAGCTTCACATCCATCTGCGCCTCCAGCGCGCGGTCGCGCTCGATGGCCCAGGTGGTCAGGCGCATGTGCTCGGGGATGTGCTCGACCAGGTGAAGCTGCTGCGGCTCGTACTGGCCCAGCAGTTCCTCGGGCGTGTTGACCATCGCGTAGTTGACCTCCCAGCGGTCCACGTCCCAAAGTCGCATGTAGCCGCGCATCTGCCACTCGTAGAGCGAGTCCTGGCAGTCACGCACGAAGGCAGGGAAGGTCTGCAGGCTCCACGAACATTTCAGGTCGTGGCCGCAGCGGCGCACCAGGTCCACGGTGTCGGCTTCACCCGTGATCTTGCCGTCGCTGCGCCGCTCGGTGTTCTTGGCCAAGGTCAGCCCGCGCACGCGGTTCAGCAGGGCCAGGCCTTCGGCCTCGACTGCCAGGCCCTTGTCCGTGTATTTGCTGGACACCTCGAAGTCCACGCCCCAAAGCTCCTGCCGCACCAGCTCCCGTATGTAGGTCTTGGCGGTCTCGCTGAGCGTGCCCAGCTTGAGGCGTTCCAGCAGGGCTTTCTCTTCGTCCGTGCGCTTCTTCTTCGCCTGGATGGCTTCGACCTCCGGCGTGATGAGCGCGGGATCGATGCTCACCGGCGCGGTCATCAGCTTGCCGATGCTGCTGCAGCGGAACAGGAACTCCCTCATGCGGCACTCCTCGTGGCTTCGTTGAATGCCATGAGGCCGGCACGATCACGGGAGAGGGCAGCGCGTCCCTTGCGGCAGCCTGCTTCGAACTCGACAGTGCCCCGCACACTCTTGATGTAGTCCACCCAGCCCTGGGCGTGCTCTGTGAGCGGGGCAGCAGCGCCGCCCTGGCCGTCGTCATCCTCACCGGCCTCGGCCACGCCCGTGATCTGCTTGAGCGTGTGCCGCTGCAGATAGGTCGTGGTGGAAATGATCGCCTGAATGGCGTTCTTGCCTCCTGTTTCATCGGGCTGGGCCGTCAGCTCAACTGTGTCGGCATGGCCCAGGCGGTGCCGCAGTTTGCACACCACGGTGATGTCGCGGCCGACCTGGCGCGTTTGCCAAGACCACGCGAATCCGAGTGCGGACAGATCGGGGCCCACGGCCTGCACAACGTCGTCCAGCTCGGCATGCTTGTAGCTGGTCCTGCCCTTGGCTGTGGTGAAGTCCACGGCCTTGCGCTTCACGATGCGGATGTTCTTGGCCTTGAATGCGGCCATGGCTTCGTTGTAGGCCTTCTCAGCTTCGTGGCGCTCGTTGCGCTCCAGCAGATCCATCATCTTCTCGATCTGCTCCAGGCCTGCGCCGCGCTCCTGCAGCGTCAGCATGAAGTTGGCAGCGAGGGACGTGGGGAGCGGGGCGGTGGAAGGGGCGGGCGCGGCGTTTGCCGCTGGCACCAGCTCAAGGGCTGCGGCCTCGGTCTTGGAAACAGCGTTCATAGGAACCTCGCAGGTTGTGGAAAAAGAAACGCCCGCAGCAGCGGGCGATGGTCGGCGCCGGTGTGGCGCTTGGTGGATGGGGCGGTCATTCCGGGTCCTCCGGATCGCCGCGCATTTCGCGGACGGCGGACAGGTAGCGGCGCCCGCCGGCGGGCCACGCACGGTCCAGTTGTTCGCCGGCCTCTTCAAGCAATTCGAGCAGCATGGGCACCTTCTCGGCGTCGGTGAGTTCGCAGAGCTTCATGGCTTTTCGCGGTGGCATTCCACTTGCCTCTCGTCCAGCCATTCCGCATGCATGCCGGGGCACGCCAGCGCGCTGACGGTGGCGGGCGGCGCCCTGCCGGGCTCATCGTCCAGCGTTGCCTGCAGGCACAGCAGGCTGATGCCCAGCAGCATGGCAATCAGCCATGCCAGTGGCGGAGGGTCCGGGATTTCGTCACGTTGGTGCATGGTGGCTCCTCGATCAGTGGCGGTTTCGTTGAAGGTCCGCGATGTCTTCGCGGGCACGTTGGCGGGCATAGGCCCGCAGCCACTCGTCCATGGCGTTGCCCATGACGGTCAGCTGCGGGTGTTCGGGGTTCAGGCTCTGGCCCATGCGCTCGCTGGCGGCGGCGATCTGCTGGGCCAGCTCGTGCTGCGCGACCTGCAGGGCCTCCTGCACAAACTCGGCAGTGAAGGGCGGGCCGTAGTACTCGCGGACGTAGGTGTCCAGTTCGGCGTCTTCTGTCTCGGCGCGGTCGTAGCGCGCCGCGTTCTCCGCAGCGGCCACCGAGGCCCAGCAGATAGAGGGGAGTCGTGCATTCATGTGGGCCTCCGGAAATGAAAAAGGGCCTGCGTGTGCAGGCCCTTGTGGGTGGGTCGATGGAGCCGGGTCAGAACCCACTCCAAAAGGTTGAGATTGCCGGATGGCTCCGGCTCCATCGCGGCGGCGTCCTGGTTACAAGGCGCCGGCGTGATGGAGGACAGTAGGTAAAGCCCGCTGCGCGGACTTGGTGCTCCGCGTCTTCTTTGGGATCAGCTATCCATGGCAGCAGCTCCCAGCGCATTTCTTGCTCCTGCGTCTGGTAGCATTTGAGTTACAAATTGTGGCGTGTGATCTTGCATTCGCGCCCGCTAATGAGTTCTTCCAACTTGGAGCTTTTTTTGAAAAAACTTATCAGTGTCATCGCCCTCGCTTCTCTCGCTGGCTGCGCAACTAATTCGGGCATCGTTGACTTGGGAGGAGGCAACTACGTGTATGAGAAGGAGGACATGACTGCCTACAACGGTAGTGCTACCAAGGTGGAAATTCTCAAAGAAGCCGCCGCGTTTTGCTCCAAGCAGGGAAAGCAGATGATTGTGCAAAGCTCTTCGGCAAAGCCATACACGATCGGTTCATCGTACGCTGGTGCCGAGGTCCAGTTCGCTTGTAAATGACTCTAAGTATTGGGCTTCTTCTGAGGCTCAGGTGCGCTGGTGATCAGCAAAGCGTTGATCAGCCAACAATTGCCAACGACAGACCAGCTACTTAGTTTTTTGCAACTTGTAAATTGGTGAAACGCCACTGATCTCGGAGAGGGTCATGTGGTTTTCCATCGCGGTGGCGTCCTGGGGAAGGGCGCCAGCGTGATGGCCCTGGCCCTGGCCCTGGCGTTGGCCAGGGCACGGGGTTCAGTTGAACCAGGTCTTCATGGCCTTGAGCAATTCAGAGGGCCGCTTGTACTTGGAGCCCGTCCAGAAGCCGGCGGCGAACATGCCGACGCAAAACGTCAGCAGGATGAGATCGACCATGGATCAGCCGTCGATTGCAGCCAGCACCAGGTCGGCGGTGCTGGCAAAGGACTCAGCCTCGGCCACGGTCTTGGCATCCACGATGTCGAACTTGGCGCCCTTGAGGTTGTCGTCCAGGTCGCGCAGGTAGTCGGTCGCGGCGCGGTCGTGGCCCACCTGCACGAACAGGAAGGTCAGTTCGTCGTCGCTCTGCAGCTTGTTGGAGGCATCCACGATCACCTTGGCCGCAGCCGCACGGTCATCGGGCACGCCATCGGTGAAGACGATCACGAAGTCCTTCTTGTCCGACTTGCCGGCCAGCTTGAGCGCGGCTGTCAGTGCCTCGGCCAGCGGGGTGGAGCTACGGGGCGAACGGGCAGCGAACACTTCGGCCAGCTTGCTGGCGTCCACGCCATCGAACGAATCGACGGCTTGGCCGTTGAACACGACGAGGCCGATGCCATCGCTGTCCAGCTTGGCCAGGTCGCGGGTGAACTGCTCGGCGGTTTCCTGCACAGCCTGCCAGCGAGTGCGGCCCTTCACGTCATCGGTGGTCATGGAGCCACTTGCGTCCACCACAACGATGAAATCGAACTCGGACAGCTTTGCCAGTTGGGCAGCGAGAAGTACGGACATGTGTTTTCCTTGAGAGCGGGGAGAGGGCGCCCCGAGTCGCCATAAAAAAACGCAGCGCCCTGATTGCAAGACGCTGCGTTTTTTCCCCGGCTGAGCCGGGTGTGGAGGTTGTTCCTCCAAAGATCGTTCTGGGCTTTTCTTTTCTTGGCATCCCAGTGCATGCCTCAACCCCGTATTCAGCCCCAGGGTATGGACTTCGCGCGGCCTTTCCCGGATCGCGCCCGTAACCCCATCCGGGCAGGCGCAGCAGCAGTAGAGCGAACGACGACCTTTTCTATCCCGCTGCCGCCCGCGGTGCCTGTGTTTACCCAGCCGTGCGGCTGCATGAACGAGGGCGGCATGTTGGTGGCGCCCGTCGGCAGCACGATTGCTACTGACGATTAAATAATAGCAGTGCTTTTTTATCATTGCAATAGCAGTGATTGTATTTTTTCTCGTTCCAGAGCAAAAAATGGCGCTCTGCAAGCCAGGCTTGCACTTACCGCAACGCACGGTTGCGCAAGCATGGCTTGCATTTGCAAAAGTGCGACTATTAGTGAATACTGTATGTGTGTACAGTTTTTCGCGAGAACGCGATGACGCCAATACGAAAAAAAGCACTGGGCGATCGGTTGCGTGCCGCCCGTCGCCGCTGCGCGCTCTCGCAAGATGAGGTAGCAGAACTGTTGGGCGTGAAAAGGCAGACAGTCTCCGCTTGGGAGACAGGGGTAACCGTGCCTACGGCATTCCAGGTAGCGGACTTGGCTGCAGCGTACTGCGCCTCCGCTCACCATTTGCTATTCGGAGCGCACTACGAGCGTGTGAATGTAAAGGCGCTTTTGCCCAGCGCTGGGAGTCCGGGCGAACTGGCTATTCCAAGTGTGCCGCTGCACGTCGATGAGCAGTCCGCCCTGGTGCGACCGGCGGTTGCTGGTCCCCCTGCACCTGGTGTTGGCGGAGTTGCGCCTCAGCGTCAGCCAGTAACTTGGCTTGGGTCGATTTGGGGACGCTCCGGTACACCATGACGAGTTGCATTTCGTCTTTGGACAATTGGGTGAAATTCAGCGGCTGACTACCGCCACCGGCAACCTCGCCCAGCGCAGCTGCTTCCGCAGCTAGCCTGGGGCTGAAGTCTGCGATCTCGCACCCCAATCCTTTTGCGAATCCTCGCGCGGCCTTCAAGCTGATCGCCGCCTTGCCGTTGAGGAAGTGCCCCACGGCTGCTTGGCTGCCTATGTCATAGGTCTGCCCGAACTCTGCCTGGGACACGCGCTCCTTGCGCTCAACCCACAGGCTCTTGAGCTTGCGTGACTCCTCGCGGTGCTCATCGGTCAGGGTTCTGCGGATCTCTTCACTCATAAATAGCGAGGCTAGTAAAACTGCTGCCAAACGGCAAAAAGCACTGCTGTTGACAAAATTAAAAGCACTGCTAGTATTTCGGGATGCACAACCTTAGACGCATCCGAAAACACCTCGGAATCACCCAGAAGGCCTTGGGTGACGGCATCGGCTGTACCCAAGGCAACGTTTACCACTACGAACGAGGCCAGACCTTGCTGCCTGAGATGGCGGCGCGGCTCATCGCCTACGCCGCGCGCGATTTCGGCTTGCTCCTTACGTATGACCACATCTACGGCAGCGCCCAGCTGCCGCCGGCTGCCGCAGCGGAGGTGCCGAAGCATGTGTAACCACGATTCGGCAAGCCCGCTTGGAGCGGGATCTCGTGCGACGTTGCTGGTAGGTGCTGGCGGCGTTATCGAGGGGATTGGTCTGCTGTCTCCAAAACCATCAACATCTCGCGCATTACGCGAACCATCTCCCCCATCTGAACGTCCGGTACAGGCAGCGCGAGTACATCGGCATGGACCTGTTCTGCTCCTGCTCGCAGCTTTGATGCTGCCGCTTTTGCTGCATCGGGCGGTAACGAACCGGCAATGACACATAGCGCGGCGTGCATGCCATTGAGTCTTCCGAACATCACGTTCAAGTCTTTCATCAGTTCTTCGTTCATGTCTGCCCCTCTCGGGAATGGTTGTGTGCAACCTTCCATTTTGCCCGGCGAGAGGGCGGGCACCTTTTCTTCTCAAGAGGCCTTCCATGGCTGAAAAATTCACTTCAACGGACGGCCGGCTGCACCGTGTCGTCCGCGGTTTGGTTGCGTTCGCTCGGGGCACAGGCCGCACCAACTGCTCCGACACCATGGAGCTGCGGCAGCAGTGCGATGCCAACACCCTGCGCGTGCTGGACGCGCTGGCCAGGGCCAAGGGCATGGAGCGCCCGGCCTACATCGAGGCGCTGCTGGAAGAGCATGCGAAAGAAGCGTTGCATGAGGCAAGTCTGATCGTGCGTCAGCTGCGGGGCAATCCGCTGCTGGTGGAAGCGCTTGGAGCCCCGCCGGAGACCTTCGGTCTGCCTGCGGCCGAGGAAGAGGTGGGGAATGCACGAGCAACAACTGCCTGAGCCCATGGTTCCCGAGGATTGCGACCTCGCTGATTTCGCCTTTATGCCCCTCGACGTCGCGCGCTTGCGTGACTCAGACCTTGCTGCCAATGAAACACCGGAAGCCTGTTGGGCTGCCGTGCTGCTGTGGTCAGCGGCTTGGCACCAAGTGCCAGCGGGCTCTATGCCTGACAACGATGCCTGGATTGCGAAGCAGGCCGGCTATGCCCTGCGCGGGCGCATCGATCCGAAGTGGAAGCGTGTGCGCGAAGGCGCCATGCATGGCTGGGTGCTCTGCAGCGATGGCCGCTACCACCACCCCGTAGTGGCGGAAAAGGCCCGGGATGCGTGGGCCTCGAAGCTGATGCAGCGCTGGCGGACGGAGTGCGCGCGCATCAAAAAGCACAACGACAGGCACGGGACAGCCGTGGGACGTCCCTCATACGAGGAGTGGATTTCCTCGGGACGTCCTGCGGGACAGCCTTTGCCGCTCCCTGGTGACAAAGGATCTTGTCCCGAGGGACAAGGCGGTGTTGTCCCTGGGGACAGCCATCCCGGCCCCGATGGACAAGGGCCACATGTCCCTGACGAAACCCACTCCAAGAGACAGGGAGAGGGACAGGGACACCCTATTTATTCCGTACCTGACGGTACGGGCGGTCCCGCCCCCAACACATCGGGTGACATGACCAAAGACGAGCTGTGGCGCGCCGGCAAGTCGCTGCTTGCGGAAGCTGGCATGCCGAGGGCTCAGTGCGGTTCGTTCGTCGGAAAGTTGGTCAAGGACTATGGCGATGCCGTGGTCGTGGAAGCCGTCCGTGCCGCCGTAGTGGCGCGTCCTGTGGACCCGGTTGCCTACCTCAAGGCGACGTGCCAGGGAGCAACGGGAGAGCGACGCCAACCGAATCGCCAGGAGGCCCAGGAGGCCCGCAATCGCAGCGTTGCCAGCGCGTGGGCAGCGCAAGGAGACACCCATGAAGCAAATTGACCGGGCGGCCTTTGGGCAGCTCGTGACCGATGTGCTGGCGTACTACCGCCAGGACGCCAGCAACTTCGTGCTGGACCTGTGGTGGAACGCCTGCCACGGCTTCGAGTTGGAGCAAATAAGCGCCGCGATGCAGCGGCACTGCATTGACCCTGAGCGCGGTCAGTTCGCCCCCAAGGTCGCCGACTTGGCCCGCATCCTGCAGGGCACCGCTACCGATCGGGCTGCAATCGCGTGGGGCAAGGTCCACGAGGCGATGAGCGCTGTCGGAGGCTACTCGGATGTGGTGTTTGACGATCCAGCAATTCACGCGGTCATAGAGGACCTGGGTGGATGGCCAAAGGTCTGTCGCACCGACCTGGAGGAGATGTCCTACCTTCAGCATCGATTCTGCGAAGCGCACCGCGCATACACCGGGCGGGGCCACTTTGAGTATCAGCGCCGCTTGGCGGGTGATCGTTCGCCCGACTTCGAATACACGAGTCGTGGGCTCCCGCTGCCGCGCCCTGCGTTGGTGGGCGAGCAGAAGCGTGCCATCGCGGTGTTGTCCAACGGCAATGCCGCTGGCAAGACTTTGATTTCTTCGCTGCCTGCCAAAGCAATGCAGTTGCTGGAGCGTGCTGCCCCGAACAGGAGCGAGGCATGACCCTTCTGCAGCTGCTCAAGACCGGCGCCGTGCTGCGCTACCGGCCCGGGTTCCGCTTCTATGCGGTCCAGCGCGGCCGGGAGATCTCCGTAAACCAGGTGGAGGCCGAGGCAGCCGTGCGCGCCGGCCGCGTCCGCCCAGAAAGCACCGGCCCCGATGGGTTTGGCGTGTATCACTTTTCGCTCAGGAATTCCCAATGACCCGCAGGTTTGAATTTGCCCGCGACCAGGTGCTGGCGGCCATCGAGGCCGGCCCCGTGCAGTACGCCGCCCTGGCCGGCACGATGTCTGATCCAGCCCGCGCCCAGCTGCGCGCCATCATCGATGAGCTGACGGGGCAGGGCCTTATACGGCTGATCCAGCTGGACCGCTTCCCGCACTACGTGGTCACCGACTGGGTGATGCCCGACGAGCTGCGCCTGCAGCTGATCGAAGGCAAATGCCGTCGCACCCTGGATGGCTGCTTGATCTGGACGGGCTACATCGACCCGCGTCGCGGCCCCATGGTGCGGTTCGGTCCGGACGGTCCGCCCACGGCGGCGCGCCGCGTGGTCTGGACGATCAAGCGGGGTCCGCTGGGCCTGCAGCAGACCGTGCGCGCTGGTTGTGACGATCCCGCATGCGTGGCCTACGAACACATGAAGCTGGGAACTCGCGCGGACAAATCGCGAGGCCGCAGCCTCACGCCGCTGACCAAGCTGCGCATTGCCCGCGCACAACAGGCAGCGCGTGGCAAGTTGACCATCGAGAAGGTACGGGCGATCCGTGCGAGCGCGGAATCGGAGACTGTGCTGGCAGAGCGCTACAGCGTGTCGAAGCCCACCATCGGCCAGATCCGCAGGAACGAAACGTGGCGTGAGGAGGGCGGCATGTTCACCGCACTGATCCCGGGGAGGGCACGGGCATGAGCGTGATCCTTGGAATGGACCCCGGGGCCAACACGGGCGTGGCCGTCTACGTGGACGGCCAGCTGGTGGAGCTGCTGACGATCCCGCCGCATCACATCGAGCGCACGCTGGCCGCGCGCATGCCGTCGCGCGTGGTATTCGAAGACAGCCGGCTGCAGTCGCATACCTGGACGCGGGCGAAGACTCAGGCGGCCAGCCAGAAGATGGCGCGCGACGTGGGCCAGGTTGACGCGCGCTGCGCAGACATCACGAGCCACTGCGCGGACCTCGGTATCCCGGCCCACGGCATCAGCCCGGCGGGGAAGGGTAGCAAGCTGGATGCGAAGCGCTTTGCCGCGATCACGGGCTGGACTGGTCCGAGCAACGAGCACAGCCGCGATGCGGCCATGGTGGCCTGGCCATTCCGCCGCGCTGCGGATCTTCGAGGAGGCCGCCATGGCTGAAATTGCCCTGCACGCTCACTGGGACGGCCCTGAGCAGGCTCGGGCCAACTTCCTGCAGCGCGTGGCGCCCTGGTGCATGCAGCAGTGGGAGGCTGGCCGCCGGCTGGAGGTGTTCGTGCGTCTGCACGAGGACGCGAAGACCGACAGGCAGCGGACCTTTTATCACGACTTCGTGCTGGCCGAGATCGCGCGCCAGGTGGTCATCGACGGCCGCCGGCATTCAAAGGCCACCTGGAAGGAGCACTTCCGCGCCGAGTACCTGGGAAGCCGTGCGGTGACGCACCATGACCCGATCAGCGGCGCCACGACCACCACGCAGGAGCGCATCAGCACGGAGAGCCTGGGCGTGCGCGAGTACGGCGACCTGATCGACCGCGTGATGGCCCACGCCATCAACGAGCTGAACGTGGAGTTCCCGGCGACCTTCGAACAATGGGAGCGCGAGCAGACCCACCCGGACACGGGCGAGGTAATTGGCGGGGTGTGCCCCTGATGCGCCGCACTGCCATGAAGTCCGGCGGGGCAGGGTTCCGCCGGCGGGCCGCTCCTGCGTCCCATGCTGCCCACGAGCTGGCGCGCGAGCAGCGCCTGGAGGCCCGTGCTGCCCGCGCTATGGCCGAGGCCCGGCCGCGCGCTGCCACTGTGGCGCTCATCGACCAGCACCAGGT